ATGGCAAAACTCACAGACATGCAGATTCGGGCTTGGATAAAGGCCGGAGAACGATTTGAAGGCCGGGCAGATGGCAATGGGCTGTATCTGCGACACAGGGAAGCTGACAGATCACCAAGCTGGCGTTTCCGCTATAAGTTCTCTGGTAAGTCCCGCATCATGCTCATTGGTTCATATTCTGAAATATCACTGTCCAAAGCCCGTGACATAGTAAAAGAGCTATCAGCACGTGTATCGCTTGGCTATGACGTTGCTGGAGAGAAACAAGAGCGGAAAACGGAAGCGCTGGCGAAGATGGAAGCCGAAAAGAACGCCATGCGCGTTTCAGAGCTTGCCGCTGAATACTTTGAGCGCCAGATCCTTCCTCGCTGGAAGCACCCTGACATTTTGCGCCGCCGTATCGACAAAGATATAAACCCGCATATTGGCAGCATGAAGGTAGAAGATGTAAAGCCACGACACATTGACGACATGCTAAAGGCCATCGTAGACCGTGGAGCACCAACCATAGCCACAGATGTTTTACGTTGGACGCGGCGCATATTCGATTACGGTATCAAGCGTCACGCATTAGAAGTCAACCCATGCTCAGCCTTTGAGGTGGCAGACGCTGGCGGGAAAGAAGTGAGCCGCGATCGCTGGCTAACTCGTGATGAATTAATCCGGTTATTCCAAGCTATGCGCATGGCTAAAGGGTTCAGCCGTCAGAATGAAATAACATTTAAGTTATTGTTGGCTCTGTGCGTGAGAAAAATGGAACTATGCGCCGCCCGTTGGGAAGAATTCGACTTAGACGCCGCTATATGGCACTTGCCAGCAGAGCGCAGTAAGAACGGCGATGCTATCGATATTCCATTACCACCACCAGCGGTTGAGTGGCTTAAAGAGCTTCATACATTCTCATGCAACAGCGCATGGGTACTGCCAGCCAGAAAAATGCAAAACAGGATGATTCCCCATATCCAAGAAAGCACCTTACCCGTGGCATTGGCAAAAGTACGGGCTGAAATGGCGGACGTTGAAAATGTCACTATTCACGACTTCCGACGCACGGCTCGCACACACTTAGCCTCGCTTGGAGTTGATCCGGTAGTAGCCGAACGTTGCCTTAATCACCGTATAAAGGGCGTTGAGGGCATCTACAACCGGCACCAATACTTTGATGAACGTAAGGCAGCTTTGGCGCAATGGGCAGCGTTGCTGGTGGCACTAGAGAGGGGTGAGGATTACAATGTTACTCCTATCAACAGGACGCACAAAACAGCATAAAAGAACAGATTGAGCCTAGCTCGACGGAGTGAAAAGCGGAAAACCTTACCGCCCGGCTCAATCCACTTTTCAAAGGTTAGCGTATAAAGGTAACGCCATGAAAAATGGAAAAAATGAAAGATCAAAAAGCATATGGGAAGAAAGTGGAATTCCAGCACTCGAATACTGCCGGTTAAATAGGGCAGCAGAATTGCTAGATTGTAAAATTGACGATCTGCTCCATTGGGCTGAAATTGGAGCTATCGAACTTTGCTTAAAATTTAATGGTTTTGAATCAGTTATCCGTCCACCATTCAGCTATGAAGATAATCCCGATCAATGGATAAAAGAAAATTCGGGCATATCATCAATAATTGGCATATCAGCAAGGTATATCGGGGAGTATCCTCTTAGCGGTTTTAAACCAAAAGTAGATTTTAACCTTGAAGCTGAATCAGAAGATGATGCCTACCAATACCATTTTGAATATGAAAATCATCCGGCGCTAAAAAAGCCGCTAGTCTATCTTGTTGGGTTATGGGCTATTTTCCCAGAATTTGACGGACACCTGTATTCTGTGTTGAGCGATAAAAATCACTACGCATTTAATGCTATAAATATCACACTCAAAATCGCTGACGAAACTAACAAAAAAGACATGATTACTGCTCATCCACCCACCGAGAAGGCTTACGATGAAAACATGAGATTAATTACCCCTGTAAAAACCTTATTTGAAATCACCACAAATGATTTATTTATAACTAAGCAACAAATAGAAACTATTCACTCAAGAAAGGGGGGATACCTTCCAAGTTTCATTAGTGGTGAGGTTAAAGGCGTCGATCGGGAACAGGGAAAAGAAATAATTACCGATAATACTAGAACCACGGCAAAGCAATCAGATTATATTGTTGGCTTGTTAAAATCACTCGGATTCAAAGATACTGATTTAACTGGCAGCATCTCAGAACTTAGGGCAAAAATTGCCAGACAATCCAAAAATAACCTATTACCAGACGTTGACGACAACACCCTTATAAGCTGGCTACGCAGAGGTGGGATAAATCGATAGCTGAATTATCAAAACTCCGCTGAATTTTCGCATAACCTCGCCACTTTGTTCTAAAGACACTCATTATTGACGCATACCCTATCAAGTAGAGGCATGAACAATAATGAACACAAATACAGAACCATCCTTTCCTATCAGCGGATACATTCGACCTAAGCGCCTGGCTAAACTGCTGGGCGTGAGTGAGGCCACAATCTGGCGCAAAGCCAAAAACGGCACCCTTCCCCGTCCTATCAAGCTATCAGAACGAGTAACGGCATTTGACGCGGTGGAAATCAACGCTTGGATTGAATCTAAGAAGGAAGCCGCATAATGCAAAAGAAAACCCGCAGCGAGGCGGGCACTATCGGACAGGTTAGCGCCAAAGATAATACCGCTGTTCATCATATTAAGCCACCGCCGAAGAAACACCGCGCACGTTGCTACATGATGCGCACAGGCATTGAGGGCTGGACAGAAAACGATATTCTCAAATTTGCACGTTTATCATCTGGCCGTAATTATGCGACTGAACTTGAGCGCCTTCTCAATATTCGCCTGGAACGCATTGACGAGCGCAACCCTGATAATATTGGTAGTCATTTCCGTTATCGCTTTGTAAGCCGCCATGACGTCCTGCTCGTTATTCAATTAGTTAATTACAACGCCTTATATAACGGCCACCAGCAATTAACCGAAAGTGAAATTAGCGATATTTTATATTTATACCCGGACACACCAGCCGCCGCATAACGGAGCATAAAAATATGAAAACTGAAAATGTGACCGAATCCGGTCAGGGACAAACTCACGCTAAAATTCAGAATGTAGTTAATTTTGCAGAACGCATCCCCGTACTGATCTGCAATATTGGCAACAAAGATATTCAATCCGTTAGTGGGAGGAAGTTGCATGTGTTTTTGAAAGTTGGCCGTGATTTCACCAACTGGATTAAAGGGCGGGTTAAGCAGTTCGGATTTATTGAAGATGTTGATTACGTCATTGCGGAAAATTTGAGCACGCCAAAACGGGCGAGCGCAAAATCACGCCAGCAGGTCGAGCATGATTACATTCTCAGTTTGGATATGGCTAAAGAGCTATCGATGGTCGAACGCAACGATCAAGGCAAAGCCGCCCGCCGATACTTCATCGACTGTGAAGAACGCCTTCGCTGTGTAGCTCCAGAGGAATACAGCGCCGCACTGATGGATTGGCGCAAGAACCGTGTTGCGGCCTGTGAAGACCACAAAAGCATGTCTGAGGCAGTGAAAGGCTACATTGAACGTACTGGGGATAATCAACACGGACACGCCTACGGCAACGAATGCACGTTTATCAATCGCCTGGTGCTTGGTATGCACCCGCCTGTATGGGCGAAGAAAAACGGTATCAGCGGGAAAGTGCGCGACCACATGAACACTGAGCAGTTGGCGCTGGTGGCCTATCTGGAGAGCCGTAACTGTACATTGCTTGATCTGGATACACCTACAGCCACTCGAAAAGCAAAGCTCACCGAACTGGCCCAACGTTGGCTTACTAAGCGACTGGGGGTATTGGCATGATGCTCACAACCCCAGCAGCCAGCCAGAATAAAGCCTTTCCCTTGGCGGGCTCCCTGAACCGACTATCTTTGAGCGAGTCACATATTAAACACCGCAATTCACCGAGTTTACCGGCACACCGTAACCTGTTGATTAAACTTAATTGTGCTGAAATGGAATTAGCTAACTCATTGATTCTTTCGAGGAACGCACAGTCCGTTTGTCGGGAAATCAAAGGCGAACAGTGTTCGGGTTCGGCTGAGCATTACCGTTACTCAGGTTCGTCCGAATATAAACATTGCTTAGGTTCGGTAGTCATTCAAAACGGATGTAACAACGAAAATCAGCAGGTTACAGGCAAAGAAAAGGGCAGCACTGAGAATGCTACCCTTTGGGGTTATGGTTTTTTCCATCATGAGGAAAATCAACAAGCTCCAACGCTGGACGATGGAGATAATCAGCATATTCGTACCTGCGAAATTTTCGTAGGTCACAGAGTTACTGTGAGTAAGCCTGTTCAGCCTTTTGGCTCGATACCACGCTTATCAAGTTCGCGCCGCAGCAATCTCTTAATCCAGCCAGCCTTATTATCGTCACCGTCTTCTTTCATTGCGGCTGCCAAGCGCTCTGATAGATCTACATCGAGGCGAAGTTGTACTACGTTTCGTTCTTTTTGGTTTTCTTTGGTTGACATTGATGTTCACCCGTATATATTGAGAATCAAGGTTATCAATGTACACCATTGCATAGCTTTTAGTAAAGCAAAGCCCGGCAGTGCGCTAACACTAACCGGGCCTCTAACCACCAACGATAGTCAACGTATCGAGGCAGCTATGTTAAATCATACCCAAACTCGCCCTAAATTTCAGTATCTCTTTCTCGCCGTGCACCGTTCTGACCTGAACGCCAAGCCGCACCGTGAATCAGTCACCGCCCATTCTGAACAAGATGCCCGCCGCTCTCTGGCCGGTCAGTTCGTGCTTTCCTTTGCTGGTCGTCTGCCGGAGGTGATCCATGCATAAAGAAACCTTTGAAGTCGTGACTCACGCAGAAAACGCACTGGCATACAGTAACCAGGCTATCGCGGTGCTGAATATGTGGATGGACACCCTTACAGCAAACGACAACGACGAAGCTAATCGCGTTGCCGCTGTATACAGTCTTATGCATGAAGCGCCATCACACCTTCAAAAAGCTACGGAGGTGAACTATGCGAGAACCGCTGCCTAATGACCGCTACAAAGACAGCCACGGCTTACTGGTCACTGTGCAATCAGTGGCATTTAACCGAATCACCTTTAGCCGTGATGGATACCCCGCACCTTGCATTATGCCTCAGGCGCGTTTTGTTGCTGAATTCACCTTTACCGGGAGAGCGTAGTTATGAAAGCCAATGAGTCCGTACCTCTGGATGTTGCCACTCATAAAGCCGGTCAATTAAATGCGCTCTTGCTGCTGATGTTCGAATCCGATGTTGATTTAGACGTTACTGACGAAAAAGAGTTAATCGGGTTAGCGCTGGATCTCGCCGGGCCTGTGGCGGTTCACTTGCTCGAACGGGAGGCTGTACAAAAATGACATTCGTTGAAGATGTTCGCAGCAAGGCTAAAGGCCACTGGGAAGCTATTTTCCAGCGTCTGGATATTCCAACCAATCGTAGCGAGTCCGAGTGTCCAAGCTGTGGCGGTAAAACCCGCTATAGATTTGATGATCGGGAGGGGCGAGGAACCTACCATTGTTCACACTGTGGCGCGGGTACCGGACTGGATTTGGTGATGAAGGTTAATCAGTGTGACGCCCGTTCAGCGGCTGAAATGGTTGCGGGTGTGATGGCGTTGCCACTACCCGAACCGAAGCCAGCCAGAGACAAGCCTCAATCCAATATCGCTATTGCTGACAAGGTGACGGCGCTGGTGGCTAAAGCGGTATCGGGTGAATCTCAATACCTTCTCAATAAGGGACTTCCAAGCCCCTCCAAGGCATTGCTCAGTGACGGCTCCCTGTTACTGGTACTGCAAGCGATGGACGGCACCACAACCGGCGCACAGGTGATCAAGGCTGACGGTTCAAAACGGTTATTAGCGGGTACAACGAAAAAAGGCTCGTTTATTCCGGTCAGGCTCCAATCACCAACAGAGGACGGGCAGCCTGTAACGGTGCTGATCGCCGAGGGTTACGCTACCGGCGTTACCGTTTCGTTACTGGATGATGGGGTAGTAGTGGCCGCACTGGACGAAGGCAACCTAATTCACATTGCGAAGGTCTGCCGTGAACGGTGGCCACTGGCAAAAATCATCATTGCCGCAGATAACGACTGGCACGAACCGGGAGAATGTGACGAAAAAGGTAAACCTAAGCAGAATGTTGGTGTTATCTCCGCTGAAAAAGCCGCTATTTCCGTTTCTGGCTGGGTAGCCACACCACCTGCTAACCATAAAGCCGACTGGGACGACTACCGCCAACAGAACGGCACAGAAGCCGCTACACGCGCCTTTACCGAATCACTGTATCAACCAAAGGGGGCGAGTATGTCCGTTCAACTCACGGCGATAGAGGGCGGTAAAAAAGACCGTCAACAGACTGACCCGCTCAAGCCTCACATTATCAGCCGGAAAGACGGCGTTTACTGGGTTACGCCGAAGGTGGACAAAGAAAGCGGCGAGATTATCAGCAATGAAAGCTGGTTGTGTTCGCCCTTAGAGGTGATCGGCACTGGCAGGGATGATAAAGACCAATACCTGATTATCCGCTGGCTACCGATAGGTGAAGATATACCGACTACAGCAGCCGTTCCTCTGGCTGATATTGGTGAGCGTGAGGGCTGGCGCACTCTAAAGGCGGGTGGGGTGAACGTGACCACTAAAAGCACACTCAGGGCGATACTGGCCGACTGGCTACAGCGTAGCGGCTCCCTTGAGATATGGCGTGTTGCTCAGGCCACCGGCTGGCAGTGCGGCGCGTACATCATGCCGGACGGTGAAATCATCGGAACACCTGAAAAGCCGGTTCTGTTCAATGGTCGCAGTGCTGCCGCTGCCGGGTACACAGTGAAAGGTACACCGGAAAGCTGGCGTGATTCGGTCGCAAGGCTGGCGCGGGGCAATCCGTCCATGATGGCGGGGGTTGGTGCCGCACTTGCCGCGCCGCTGATTGGCCTTGCCGGTGCTGACGGGTTCGGCATTCACTTCTATGAACAATCCAGTTCTGGAAAAACCACCACCGCCAATATTGCCAGCAGCCTATACGGTGAACCGGATGCCCTGCGTTTGACATGGTTCGGAACGGCGCTTGGTATTGCCAATGAAGCCGCCGCCCACAATGACGGCCTGATGCCACTGGATGAGGTAGGGCAAGGTGCTGATCCTGATAGCGTGGCTAAGTCTGCCTATACGTTGTTTAACGGTGTTGGCAAGCTCCAGGGGGCCAAAGAAGGCGGCAATCGTGATTTAAAACGTTGGCGTACTGTCGCACTCAGTACCGGGGAAATGGACATTGAAACCTTTATCGCCAGCTCAGGGCGCAAGGTGAAAGCCGGTCAACTGGTTCGCTTGCTGAATATCCCACTGGAGAAGGCACACCAGCACCATGAAACCCCCAACGGCAAAGCCCACGCTGATGCGCTGAAAGATGCCTACCAACACAACTACGGGGCGGCGGGACGTTACTGGATTAAGCATCTTGCTGACCACCAGCAACAGGCCGTAGCCGCGGTTAGAGAAGCAGAAAGCCGTTGGCGCTCATTGATACCTGCTGATTATGGGGAACAGGTTCACCGTGTAGCGGCACGTTTTGCGGTACTTGAAGCAGCGTTGCTGTTTGGGCGGGTTGTCACGGGTTGGGATGAGCAAGAGTGCCGGGATGCGATACAGCATAATTTCAATGCCTGGATAAAAGAATTCGGCACCGGCAACAAAGAGCACCAGCAGATTATAGAGCAGACAGAAGGGTTCCTGAACGCTTACGGTCTGAGTCGGTTCGCGCCCCTACCTTATGACCCACAGAGCCTCCCTATTCGTGATTTAGCTGGGTATCGGGACAAAGGCAAACATGACCGTGACGCAATGGTGTTCTACACCTTCCCGGCTGCGTTCGAAGATGAGATAGCGCGGGGGTTCAATGTAAAGCACTTCGCCAAAGCATTAGCGGGCGCAGGGATGTTAACACCACCCGCAAGCGGGCGAGGCTATCAGCGTAAATCACCACGCATTGATGGCCGTCAGATCAATGTCTACGTGATCCAGCACATGCCAGAAAGCAGCCAGCCAGACGAATAATTATTTATCACATGCGAGGTTTTTATGTTGGTTCAGTTAGTTCAGTTGGTTCAATACGTAAAGATGTTTGTTTTATAAGGAATTTAATTTCCATTTTGAACCAACACTGAACCAACAAACGGGGCTTTTGAACCTACATTTGAGGCTACGAACTGTGAGATGCCTTCACTGGCTGGCTAAGAATTATACAGGGCACCCACTGAACCAACACGAAAGTAGCGTTTGTTGGTTCAAAAATGGCATTTGTTGGTTCAGAGATTCATATTTTTTCTTTTAAAAACAATCGTCTTTACAAATTGAACCAACTGAACCGACTGAACCAACATACTTTTGCTTATATATACAAAAAATTCGGAGAAAACAGAGAATGAGTCAAAACTGGATGCGTCATTTCGAACTGCTGATCCTGGGTGACGGGGGGAAGGGTATTTCTCTTTCTGATTTTAAAGTTACCTTTGATATTGATTGGTACAACCTCAAGTACCCCAGTACCGCTAATATCAAAATATATAACCTGTCGCAAAATACGCAGAACCGTATTATGGGGAAAGAATTTTCCAAGGTTCGCATTATTGCTGGTTACGACGGCCTAACACCTAATGTCAATGCGCGTGAGGTTGGGGTTGCTAGGACTGTTGACGGAACACAAGCGGGCCAGCGTGAAGGTCAAAATATCGGCCTGATTTATAGCGGTGATATTCGCTTTACCCTTACAGGTAAAGACAACCCTACGGACACATGGGTAATACTCCAAGTTTGTGATGGGCTTAATGCGTTCATTAATGCTCATATTAGCGCCACGCTTTCCAAAGGGTACACCGTGGAAAATGTCTATAACCTGCTACTCAGACACCTTGAGCCACATGGCATTATCGCTGGTCGGAAGCCTAAATTCCCATCAACGGTATTTCCCCGCGGCAAAACGTTCTACGGAAGGGTGAGTGATTACTTGGATAATATCGCCAAGCAATGCGGCGCAACATGGCAGTTTTATAATGGTCGCCTTGACATGATGAACCCCGACATGGTGGCACATTCAGCCATTGTGCTGAACAGCAATACGGGGCTGGTGGGTATGCCGCAACAGACGATTGGCACAGGTGTAAACATCAGGTGTTTGATTAATCCAAACATCCTCATTAATGGTCTTATCCACTTAGATCAAAAATCTGTCTACCGAACCCAGTTAGCCAGTGGGGATATCCAAGGCGGCAGTGGCAGGTTCAACGAAATGGATGAGAATGGGAATCAGGTTGTATCTAGCCTGGTCAAAGATGAAAACGGAAACCCCCTTGCAATGCCACCCGTCAGCCAACCGGCCAGCCTTGCGACTGACGGTGTGTATGTGGTCAAAAGTATCCGTTATACCGGCGATACGCGCGGCAACCCTTGGTATATGGACATGATGTGTGAAGCGCGTGACGCAGCAGACCTTAAAACGAAATCAGCATTTGATAGGATGGCATGAAAACCATGAAATTATCTTATTTTAGCTTAACCCTTGCGTTGATCGTGTTGGCACCACCAGCCGCACATGCAGCTTTTCAGTGTGCAAATTGGAGGCTTACAGGTAACGATGATGGGTGGGTACGCGTAAATGGTGAAAAAGTAACATCTCAAAAAGTAACCTACCTAAAAGCCGCAGGAGATGAGGCTAACTCAAGGTACGAAATGGCTATCATGCCTGCCAGTGACGGCAATATGTACGGTTTTGAATTCATCAAACGTAACGGCAAAGCTTTTCTCAATGTCGAGCTACTTCGCGCCAATATGGATGCTCCCCGGATTATCGGAACATTCGATTGTAAGAAAATTCCCGACTAACCAATGACCGGCCCGCGCTGGTGGGCCTTAGTGAGAATGTATGCCTTCATCACAAGAAACAGGCTTTGGCACCTTAGCGAGCCTGTTAGAAGTGGCTCAAGATAGTTCGAGTGCGCGAATGCGCGTATGCCTTCCCGGTGTTGTTCAGTCGTTTGATCCGGATGAGGTTACATGCGTTGTTCAATTGAGTGTTAACGGGTCAGTTAACGGCAGTTCGGTAAAGTTGCCATTACTGGAAGACTTGCCAGTGGTATTCCCTCGAGGTGGAGGGGTTACGCTAACATTCCCGGTATCCGCTGGTGATGAGTGCCTGGTTGTATTCTCTGACCGCTGTATAGACTTCTGGCACCAAAGCGGCGGCTTTCAGGAACCGGTAGACGACAGGATGCATGATTTGTCTGATGCTGTTGCTATTGTGGGCTTACAGTCACAGGCCACAAGAATCAGCAATATCAGCACCAGTGCGGCACAACTGCGTTCTGATGATGGTGCGGCATTTATCGAACTGGAACCAGCAAGCCATGCAGTCACCGTGACCACTTCCGGCAAGCTGACAGCGACAGCGGAAGAGATAACCGTCAACGGCCCCACTATTTTTAATGGCCCAGTAACCTTCAATGGCCCCATAACTCAGACTCAAGGCAAGGGTGACGCAAGTTTTGGCGGCTCTATCAATGCGTCAGGGGACGTTAAGGCTGGGAATATCAGCTTACAAACACATGTACACAGCGGCGTACAAACTGGCGGCAACAACACAGGAGAACCAAAATGAAACACGATACTAAAGAAAATAGCGTTAATCATGAGCATGTGGAACAGGTAAAACCTCATGTAGACGTTACGGTTGGTGATGCTGTGACAATCAATGACCCGGCTATACAGTGTGAATGCTACGGCGAAGGGCCATTAGCGGAGAAGATGATCGGTAGTGCCTCAATATTGAATGAAACCCTAAGCCCCACGACTAAATAGCCCCTCTCAATGACCCGCCTCAGTGCGGGTTATATTTTCACTCAGTGCGGAGACTCTGCAAAATCGCTTACCTGTGAAGCACACCGGGGATAGCAAGCCAAATCTTTACTAATCTTAAGGTTCAAGCCCAATTCCGGCATGACCAAACCTAACAAATCCTAACGTTCAGGCCCGTATCCAGCCATGAGCAATCTTAACAAATCTTAACTTTTATGTGCTTACTTGCGCAGTCAGAATTGCGCACTGCGCAGAATACAGCGATTAGTGCGCAAATGCGCCAACCGATTGTAAAACAATAAAATAAAAGCAAAATAGTGTGCATTTAGTGCCAAGGGATACCCACGTTTCACGCGATGTTCTGCGCAAGAAATCGCTATTCCTCAGATTTTTAGTGCGCAGTGAATTACGACAAATTGCGACATTTTTCGGTGATGGATGGTAAGAAATGGTAAGGTTGAGAACGTTTCACTGTTGAAGGTAAGGCGCTTTGCTCATAGGGTTTCGGGACAACAGAATGTATGCAAATGTTAACGTTTAAGGCCCCTCACCTAGCCCACCAGATAGCGACAAATATAGACATTCAAGCTCGCCAGATAGGAACGTAGAAGCGGGACGGATGATAACATTTGATAACGCTCAAGCCCTTTCACTGGCTGGCGGTTGCGCGTGAAACGATGGCAAGAATAAGGCGTGGTGTACGGTAAGAGGTAACGCTGAAAATGGCCTAAACCCTAATAGGGTTGCGGTAGTTAGTGCGAACCTGCGAACCAAGTCTAAACATCAACTTCTAAAATCAATTCAAGTTAAAAAATACGCCCATAATTAACGTAAGCCCTTACGGATAGGCTGTTGGGGGAATGAGATTAGATAACTGTATGTAACTCAGCATGAATAAATACGAACGATTGACCGGTATAGTGACTTTTTCCGATTGTATCGTTATGTCTCGCATGTACAGAAATGCTAAGGTTAATTTGTTTTTGCTGGTAGTTATTCCCATAAGATAGTAACTAATAGTAACGTTCGTTGCTGGTGCGCAAGCAGGTACGCAGCAAAATCATACTTTTGAGTGCGTCACTTAAAGCTGGCAACCGTCATGAATTTAAGACTGGTTATGACGGATTGGTAAGGCTAAAAGGGTGCCAGCCAGCGCCGAGCATAGCCTTGAACATGATTCACACTCTGGTTCGTCAAAGTAAATTATATGGGTGGATTGATGCCCTACGGCTCATTTGTGGTAGTTAGCATCTTCTGTGCTCTATCTCTGGTGGGTTAGCCAATATTTGAGCGCGTGAAACAAAATAAACCACCAGCAGCAGAGGAAAGCCATGTTAAGTCATAACGTTATTGAAATGACCCTTATCAACGCAGCCAAGCTGCAAGGGGTGGATCTGGACAACAAGGATTTGCTGGATATACGTACTAAGGTAGCGGCAACATTGGCAGCTAAAGAACGTCACCGCCAGAGGATAAGTGCGCCAGCTTACCAGTGGACGAAGCCAGCACCTCGTAGGTAG